GCTTCCAGCCCCCTCGCGCCGTCGCCGTCGAAAGCCGACAGACGGGTGATGCGGCTCAAAGGCTATGGCAACGCGATAGTACCGCAAGTTGCGGCGGAAGTGATCCGCGCCTTCCTGGACAGTCGCATTCGACGCTCCTGCTCCCGCGCTACCACGTCACCTGGTGGGGCGATCAATTGGCCATCGGCTGCCAGCAGCACAGCATCGAGCGCTGGCGTGAGTTCAGCGACGCGAAAATTTACGAGATGGACAAAGGGGCGCTGGAGTGGTGGCGCGTTTGGAAACCAATCGTCCTCGCCGCGGTGAAGGTGGCGCCATGAGATTCCGTTATCGCAAGGCGTACGAACAGAGCCCCGAGCCTTGCCTGGGCTGCGCCGAGTGGCTTCGGTGCAAGTATGGAAAACTGGCCTGTCGGGCTTTCGTTGCCTTCGTGCACCAGGGACTGACCTTCCGGCCCTCGACCCCCACCCGCTCGTTGTACGAGCGACTTTTCGGAGAAACAGCATGAAACTAGCAGAATCGCAAATGCAAGAAAAAGTGACTGACCTGGTAGAGCGGCTTGAGGCGCTCTACGCAGAAGCCAAAGCAGCAAGAGCTACATCTGCCCGCGCATAAGATATTGACATGCACACAAATAAAACTCGTGTTTTTTTCATAAAATTCAATGCGTTGCGCTGTTTTTCGGCGTCAGAAAAACGGACAAAAACAGCGATTTCCGCTCTTTGAAAATCAAAAACTTATCGTATGGTTTCTCCAACCATCTCGCAAGCGTTGGTCAGTTTTTTCCAGCAGTAATTCGCACTACCCTCCTGTTCCGCACATCGCAGATCTCGCGCACATTGAGCACGAAGCGGCGGGAGAAGTCGCCGTTGTGGCCGATGATCTGGTGGCAGGCGGGCTTGCGGCAGAGCATGATCATGTTCCAGGGGTCGTCGGCCCGGCCGGGGGCGACGGAGACGGGGACGATGTGGTGGACGTCCAGCTTGCCGGCGCGGCCGCACCAGGCGCACTGTCGATTTTCGGGGAGGGCCGCGAATTCGCGCATGGCGCGGCGGACGCGGGAGAGGCGGCGGACGCCGCGGGTGATTTCGGAGGGGTTGCGGGTGAGGTAGCGGACGAACTCAAACACTGGCGTCCTCGATCACCAGGAACGGCAGATAGTCCTCCACGTGACGGCGATTGCGACGCCAGGGGAGCCAGCCGCCGATGCGCACGCCGACGTAGATGGCCCAGGCCTGGGTGCGGCGCACGTCGGAGGCGAGCATGGCATCGAGCAGGATGCGGTCTGCCGTGGCGCGGTCGATGCCGGGGGGCTGGGCACGGTAGAGAGCGTCGTGGAGGATGGCAGCAGCGGTGTAGGGCCCGGCGAAGGGGGGCGCCCACCAGCGAAGTGCGGCCGGCACGCTGGCGCCGTCGGTGGCCCAGCCGGGCAGCACGGTGATGCGCAGTCCGTCGCCTGTGCGAAACACCAGACGGCTGGCCACCACGAACACGCCGGAGGTGCCGGGCTTGCGGCGCAGCTCGTAGTCGTCCACCAGCCAGCGACCGGCCTTCATCACAGCGCCACCATGCCGATCTTGAGGGCCAGGGTGGCCAGCTCCAGCCCGGCCTGGATCAATTGCCGGGTCTGCGCGTCCTGCCCCTGGATCTGCTGGTAGAGGCCGTCGATGCGCTCAGCAGCGCGCTGCAGCCGCAGAAGACGCGCGTAGGTGTCGGGCGGCAGCTGGTGGACGACAGGCGCCACAATGGCGCGCCCGCGCAGATAGAGCGCTCTGCCCTGCAGGTAATAGGACTCCAGCGCATCGGCGGAAAGATCCGGCGAGCGGCGCCAGGCCCGGGTGAGCTCGGCCACGTAGCGGTCGGCCTCCTGCTTAAGATCCAGCAGCGCCAGGGCGGTTTCCACCGGCAGGTCGTCAATGACGTCATCGAGCCCGCGTGCAGCGTCGTCGTAGGCGATGCGCAGATCAATGAGGTCGTTGGCAGTGCTGGCGCTGTCGAGCATTTGCTGGGTGGTGCAGGCGGACAGCGCCAGCAGCACAGCGGCGAGAAGGATCTTCATGGCTTTCTCCTGGACAGAAAAAAGGGCCTTGCGGCCCATGTCACCCGTTTCCCGGCGGAGAGTGCGTCTCACCAGGTGATCGCCTCCACGTCGGCCACGGCGCTGGCGGACTCGATCTGCGCCAGCAGGGCTTCGTAGTGGGCCTGTTGCGCAGCGACGTGGTCGGCCACCTCGCGGCCCAGCTGGATGATCTGCGCGGCCGTGTGGTCGCGGCGGGCCCATGTGCCGCCGGAATCCGCGCACCAGAACTTACCGCCCACCGCATCGATGTCGGCGCGCAGCACCAGGCCGGTGAGGTTCTGCTGATCGGTCTCGGTGGTGGGATAGGTATGGACAGAGCCCAACACACTGGACTGCACGCCCCCGGTGATGGCGGCCTGGGCGGCGGCGCGGATCTCGGCGCGCTTTGCAGCCTGGGCCTCGGCCAACGTGGGCGCGGGCGTGGTAAATGCAGTTCCGTCCCACACGTCTCCCAGCGCAGGGGGCATGTTGCCCACATCGATGGCCTGTTCTCCCCGGGAGGCGAGGTCGGCGCTGTCCGGCTCCAGGTCGCAGATGCCGACCACGGCATTGCTGCTGTCGATGATGGACCACATGTTATTTCACCCCGATGATGATGTAGTCGGCATTCACGCTGTACCAAACCCCGAAGCTGGCGTTGTAATATCCAGACCTGACCAGCCGATTCGAATCCGTCCATGCGCGCACGCCATCGAATGGGGTGTCCCACGCCTCTTGCACCGAGACCATCCACTGGCACTGCGCCTGCGTGTAACCAGACGGCAGCGGGATATAGGACCCATTGGCCACACTGCCCGTCAGGATCGACACCTGGGTCTGCTGAATGGCGCCTATTGCTTGCTGCACAAACGCCGTGCTGGCGATCCGGTGGCCGTTGTTCCCTGCTGCCTGCGTCCCCACCAGCAGCCCCAGCGTGATCCATCCCGTGCCGTCACACACCAGAACGGCCTGGTCGTACTGTTTGAGCGCGACGGTTTCGCTGCCGTCGATGGTTTCGGTGAGGTTGCCGTCCAGGGTGACGGTGCCGGTGCCGCTGTTGCGCACGATCACGCAGAAACCGGCGCCGGCGCTGGCGGCGGCCGGCAGGGTGATGGTGATGGTGCCGCTGGTGACGTTGATCACCTTGCCCCGATCGGCGGTGGTGAGGGTGGTGTTGACCGAGACCGACATGATGCCGGCAAACGCCGAGCCCAGGGTGGCCAGGGCGGTGGCGACCAGGCCGTCTTCCCCCAGCAGGCCGGCCAGGTAGGCGCGCAGGTCGTTCTGCGCCGCCTTGAACTGCCCTTCGGTAACGGTTGACCCGGTCCATTCAGAGGCGGCCGGAAGTGCTGTTGCCATGAATCAGTCTCCTAGTATTTCCACATGGGGTTGGCGTCATCGGTCCACATGAGGTTGGCATCGTCCACCCACATGTAGTCGGCGCTGTCGCCGTAGGCGATCTGCACCCAGGGCCCGCGGGTGAGGCCCACGGCGGCCACGCGCACCAGGGTCTGCGGGCCGTAGATGGCGGTGACGGCGTAGTTGGCGGCACGGGTGTCGGCGGTGCGGGTCCAGTTGACGCCGTCCTCGGACTGCTCGATGAGGTAGTGCTCGGCGCCCGGTGCCGGCCGCCAGCTCAGCAGCATCTTGCTCGGGCCCCCCGGCTGGGAACGGGCCACCAGGCCGGAGACCACCGGCGCGGTGTAGCTGGTGTCGAGCTGGCTGCTGTTCACCGGCGGCGCGGTCTGCCCGGTTTCCGCGGTGTGGACGCTTGGATCTTCATTGATCGCCTCGACCTCCACGGTGGTGATGCCGGTGGGGCGCACCGCGAGCACTTTGGCTTCCTGCCGCCAGGTCTCGCCCCAGCCGAACACCACGTGGGTGCGCTCCTCTTCCTGCCCGGTGTAGGGGGTGAACGTCGGAGCCGAGGCGAGCACCACTTCCTGCGCAGTAGCACCCTCGGTCACCTCGATCGGTCCCTCGAGGGATCCGTCGCGCTTGCGCAGCCCGATGTAGTGGGTTTCCCCGCCCTTGTAGGTCAGCGGCTCGCTCACGGTGAGGGTGAGCGTGTTGCTGTCCCACGCCACCGCCTCGGCAGTCTGGCCCCATTGGGGCATGTCGTGGGCGATGGCGATGAGATCTCCTGGCGCAGGGATGAACCCCTCCATCTCTGTGGCGAACCGGATCATGCGCCGCCGGTAGCGGTTGCTGGCGGCCTGGTACATTCCCTCGCGGAAGGCCTGCTCGCGCTGCCCCACACCGAACAGCTTGATCCTCGCCGGGTTGTTGGAGGTGCCGCCGGGGAGCGTGGCCAGCACCGTTCTGGGACGCCACACCTCCTCGTCGAAATACTCCACCTCCACCGCATCTGCGGTCTGGTCGGTGGGCAGCAGGTACTCCACCCGGAAGGAGCCGCGCAGGATGTTGCGCATGGAGTAGAGCGCAACGGGCAGGCTCTTGGACTCGTCACGGGCCACGTACAGGATGCCCGCCTGCAGGAAGAGCTTGGCCCGCCCGGCGGCCAGAATCTGGCTCCAGGCATCCCACAGGGTCTGCACGTTGTCGAAGCGGCCATCGAAGGCGTCGCCGCGGCTGCTCCAGGTGGCGTCCAGGGCAAGCAGCGCGGCCAGGTCGATGCGGTTGTCCGGCAGCCCGGCGCCGTAGTCGGCCCGGGCGGCGTCGGCCAGCGCCCAGGCGATGGAGCGGGTGGCCTGTGGCGCGCTCCAGGCGCTGCCGTCCCACACCGGCAGCTTGCGGGTGGCGGTGACGCGGATCCGCCTGGAGGCCTGGGACGAGAGTTGCCCGGTGGCCCGCATGCGCATGGCCAGCAGGGTGACGTTGCCGTAGTCGGCGGTGTCGGGCAAGTAGGCGCGCAGGCCGGCCCATACCAGGTCGTGGCCGTAGCGGCTGTCGGTCTGCTCGGTGTCGGTGCGGGTTACGCGCACCTGGTAGCGGCCGGCCCCCACCGCATAGCGGAAGGTGTAGCGCTGCGGGGTGGTGGTGGCCCCGCTCACCGTCTCGGTGCCCAATACCGTCCAGCTGCCGATGGCGGCGCCGCTGTCGTCGATCTCCTGCGCCTCGATCTTAACAGTGGCGCTCACCAAGCTCAGCCCGCCGCTGTCGTTGGCGTAGTAGAGCCCGCGCGGGGCCACGATGTCCACGCCCAGGTAGTTGGCCTGGGTGCCGGCCGCATTGGCCACGTAGGGGCCTACGGCGGCGCCGGTGGGCAGGTCCTGTCCGCTCACCTCGGTGGAGGTGGTGACATTGGCCGGGAACAGCGTCACCGAGCCGCCGGGCGGCACCACCTCGTAGGTGATCTCCTCCCACGAACTCACCGGCGTGTCGTCGATGTTGATGACCTCGATATCGTATTCGCCCAGGCCGATGCAGAATAGCTGGTACAGAAACTGCTCGTTGCCGGAATACTCGGCATAGGGCTGGGCGGCAAAGTCGGGGTAGAACGCCAGCCGGCCATACTGCACCGGAATCGACTCCCCCAGGCGGGCATAGTTGCCCTGGGCCTGCAGGTTGTAGGTGGGCGATGGCGCCGCCAGCGACGCCATCTGCTGGGGCGCAGGCGGCTGTGGCGGAGGGACCAGGGCGTTGACCAGGGCGGTGCCGGCCAGGCCGATGCCGGCTGTCAGCAACGAAGTCCCCGCCTCGGTAGCAAACCACCCGCCCATGGCAGCACCAAGTTTCGCGCCAGCCCATGGCGCCACCACCGCCACCGCCAGCATGAGCACCAGCCGCAGGGGGTTGGAGCCGCCCTCGCCGCCCTGCGGCAGCATCACCACGATGACGATGTCGCCGTCCCGCACCACCCGGCCCCATTCGCTGCGCAGCAGCCAGCGGTCGTTGACGCGCACGATGTGGGGGCGGTCGCTGGCCGGAACCAGCTCGCGCACGGTCGCCGGCGCTTCCACCACGCGCATCTCGCGGCCCCGCATGGGATGGAACGGATCGTGGACGATGGCCAGCCCTGCTCTCATGACGCCTCCCGATAGCGGTAGAAGTCGGCCTGCGGCCAGCCACAGGCCGCCAGGCGGGCCCGGGGCGTGAAGATCACGCCGGCGCCTTCCACGCAGTGGAGCACGCCCCCGCCGTCGGCATCAATCCACACGCCCACGTGGGTGGGATAGCGGGTGCGGTAGAGCAGCACGGCGTCGCCCTCCTCCGGCGTCTCCACCAGCAGCCAGCGCTGCCGCTCCTGGTGGTCGCGGAACGCACGGGCCACCGAGAGGACGTCGCCCGGGTCCACCTCCACCACCGGCACCACGCGAGCAAACCGCTCGCGCTGCACGCGCCGGAAGAATGCCCAGCAGTCGTTATGCCCGGCCACCCAGGGGCGGCCCAGGTAGTGGCTGGCCCAGTGCTCCATCATCCCGGGATGAGCGCGGGGAAGCGCTCCGCGGTGTAGGTTTCGGAGGGGAACTTGCGGTTGGTGTAGTCACCGAATCCTGCCGTGGCCCGGATGCGGAACACGTCGGCGGTGATGTTGGAGATGGTGAGCTCCATGGGCGGATCGTTCTGCGGCCCGCTCAGGTCGGCGGAGATGAACTCGCGGTAGATCACGGTGATCAGGTCATTGGTGACGATGGCCTGCTCGATCTGCTGGAGGATCTCGCGGCTGACGTTGTCGATCTCGATGACCAGCTGGGGCACGCCGTTGGCGGAAACCTCGGGCTTTTTGAAGTCGAAGGCGTAGGCGATGAAGGTGACCGGCTGGCCCGCATCCTCCGGCGCCGAGGCCTCCAGGGTGGCGGTGAGATCGGCCACGTCGCGCACCACGCGAATGGGGGTGGTGAACGAGGGGTGGCGGATCTCCAGAGTGTGATAGATGATCACGTCGGAGGGCGCGGCGGCATAGGCCTCCTTGATGGCCTGGCTGAGCGTGTCGTCGGGCATCAGCGCACCTCCAGCACTGCCGTCACGCGCCAGTTGCGTCCGGCCACCACCTGGGCCTTGTAGATGCCGGCGAACCGCGCCTCCACGTTGTTCTGAGCGCCGTGGCCGTCATAGAGCGAGACGTTGAACCAGGCCGAACCGCCGGCGATCCCGGTGGTGTCGTCGTCGTACCAGCTGCGGAAGCTGGCCATTTCGGAATCGGTGAACAGCCAGGAAACCGGATACCGGTCGTTGCGGGCGCTGGTGCGGCGGCGGGCGCGGGGGGCGCCCACCTCCATGTCGGTGCGCACCACCGGGTCCACCGGCTCCAGGGCGTGCCCCTCCACCAGCGGCGCGGGCAGATTGGCGGGCCAGGTAGCCATCAGTAGGCCCCCGCGGCCCGGTTGAGGCCGTAGGTGCGCTCCAGCGCCGCCGAGACGGCACCGCCCCCACCGGTGATGTCTTGTGCAATGGCGCCCTTGACGCTTTCCACCATCACCTCGATCACGCGCCGGCCGCCCTCGTCACGCTGAGCCACGCGGCCGCCGTTGCCAGGGCTTTCGATGACATTGATGACCACATCGCAACCTCCACCGGTGGCCAAGGCATGATTGGGGACGATGGCGCCGCTGAGCCCTGGCACGAACAGCTCGGGCCCGCGTTCGCCCACCAGGTAGGCGGTGCCGGCCTCCACCGGCCCGCCCGTGGCGCGGGCCGGCACGCTGCCGCCGCCGAAGATGCTGCCGATTACCTTGCCGAACCAGTCGCCGGCGCTCTTGCCGATCCCGGAGACAGCCTTGCTGAACGGATCGGTGATGGTGGTGCGAACGATGACGCGGACGAGGTCCTGCTCCAGGGCCTTGAGCACATCGCCGAGCCGGTCGCCCTCGAGGATGGCCCGCTCGAAGGCGCTGGACATGATGCCGCCGAGCTCGGTCCAGGTGTCGCCGGTTTCCCGGGCCTGCTGCTGCACCCGCCCCAGGCCGGCCTGCTGGCGCGCCCAAAGGCGCTGGTTCTCTTCTTCCTCCCGGATGTAGATGTCGAGCACGTCGTCCCACTGGTCCCGCGCCTGCTCCGCCGTGTCCGACATGGCGTCGCGCACTTTCTGCAAGCCCGCGATCTGGCGGGCGTACTCCTCATCCAGCGCCCGGAACTGCGCCTCCACCATGTCCAGCGCGCGGTCCAGGTCATCGGCCGGCTCCTCCAGCGCCTTCATGGCCTGGGAGGTGGTGAGAGTGCGGCCGGTGAAGCGTTGCCAGGCGAGATCGGCCTCCCCCGTTTTTACGGCGAATTCGCCGACGGTATTGGCGGCCTTGCCCATGTCGAGGTTGAGACGTTTCCATGTCGCCTCTTCAAACTCCCGGTTCAATGCCGCCAACTTTTCCTCGTCGTCACGAAACGCAGCAGCAAGAAGAGCGGCACGGGATTGCTTCCACGCAAATATCCTATCGGCGAATGTTCTCCCAACGGCGGAGAGCGCTTCTCCGGCCACATTCGCAGCGGCCGGCAGTACGTCCGCCATCCAGTGCGCAATCTCTGCCAGCGTGGGGCCCAGGGCAGAGGCCAGGTTGTTGGTGAAGGCCTCAGCAGCAGCATCCATTTCTTTCATGGCCATCTCATACTGATGCATGGCCTGCACCTGATCCTGCGACAGGGTGCGGCCAATGCGGTCGGACTCGTCGGTGAACCGCCGCAGGGTGTCGCTGCCGCCGTCCAGCATCTGGAGCAGCTTGACGCCCTCGCTGTCAAAGAGCTTCATGGCGATGCGCACGCGGTCGGACTGATCCTCCACGTTGGCCAGGGCGTCGGCCAGCACGTAGAGCTGTTCGGTGGGCGCCAGGTCCTTCAGCCGGGCGGCGGAGAGCCCCAGCTCGTCCAGCGCCCCCACGGCCTCGCCGGCGCCCTTGGCGGCCTCGGCGATGCGGCGGGTCATGCGCTGGGCGGCCATGGCCATGGTCTGAAATCCCACGTCGGTCTGCTCGGCCGCATGCTTGAGGCGAGACCACTCCTCCACCGAACCGCCGAGACGGGTGGAGAGGTTGCTGATCTCGCTGGCGGCATTCACCGCGCCGTCGATGAGCCCCTTGAACGAGATGCCTGCGATCACGCCGCCCATGATGCCGAAGGCTTGCTTGAACACGCCGCTGGTGCGCCTGGCCTGCGCACCGAACCGGTCCAGCTTGCGGTTGGCCTTTTCCAGCTCGGAGTGGAGACGCGAGGACTCCGCCTCGAGGCGCACTACCAGTTTTGCCAGGTCAGCCATGGTCGGGCTCCTTGGGTTGGGCCAGCAGGTCGAACATGCTCTTCAGTCTCTGGGCCTCGCGCTCGCTGGCCTCGTCTTCATCCCGATAGTAGAAGTCCTCCAGCGCCACGGGCTGCCGCGCACCCTTGTTTGCGGTGACGGCGGCGATGAGAGCGGCGTGGAAATTGTCCCGCCAGGCGCCCCAGGGCTCCAGGCGGTAGTAGGCCATCCAGTCGGTGAGCTCGCTGCTGGTGAGCGAGCGCTCCAGCTCGGCCACGGTGCGGCCCAGCGCCAGCGCCAGTCGGTGCAGGAAGATACGCTCCGGCCGGCGCCTCAGCCGTTTTTTGCTTCGTCCTCAGCGCTCTCGCCAATCCCAGAGAGCTCGAGGATGGCGTCGGCGATGCCGGTCACCAGGCCGCCGGGCATGGCGAGAATGGCGTCCACGTCGTCCGGCTCGAACATGGGGCACCCCATGACGACGATCTCGGCGTTGGCGCGCATGGGATCGCCCTGGTTGGCCAGCTCGCGCAGGCGGCCGCGCTGGGCTGCGGTGAGCTCCCGGATGGGAAGCTCGTAGCCATTGGGCAGCGGGTAGGTGGACTCGCGCAGCTTGATCGAGAAGAAATCGGCCTTGTTGAGCATGATCATCAGGACTTGGTGATGGCGCCGGAGATCTTGATGGTGATCTGCACCCGGTTCACGCCGGTGACAGAGGGCACCTTTTTCCAGCTGAGCGGCACCACGGTGAAATCGTAGGTTTCGGTATTGGTGCCGTCGGTGAATACCACCTGGACATTGCGATTGGTGCCGCTGTCCACGTCGCTGATGAGGCCGGCGAGCTGGGTGTTGGTGCTGCCGTCGAGGTCATCGTTGAACTCGAGAGTGATCTGGTCGCCGTCGGGAAGCCCGGCAATGTACTCCTTGGCGGCGGAGTCGAAGTCAGTGCTGTCGGCCAGTGGGTTGGTCTTGCCCAAGCCGCTGATGGAGGCCAGGCCGGGAACCTTGGTGAAGGTTTCGGGGTTACCGCCGTCCCCGCGCTTGAAGGAAATGCCGCCGATGTAGTCAGCCATTTTGCGTTACTCCTCGTGCCAGAGTGTGTAGGACTGCGAGCGGCGGTAGCCGCCCACGCTGGATTCGTAGACGTCGATTTCGGCCTGCCGGAACACGGCGGCCACGCGCACGGCGCCCATCATGCCGCGGTAGTTGCGCAGGGCGGCGTGGATCTCGGCCGCGAGCTGGCGGGCCTGCTGGTAGTCGTCCGCCCAGGCGTCCACCTGGATCTCGGCGCCGGTGAACGCGGTTTGGCCGTCGTCCAGGGTCTCTGTGTCGATGGCGCCGTCGCGGCTGTAGGTGACCGCCGGCAGGGTCACGTCCTGCGGCAGCGGCGCCGGGTAGATGCGGTCGCCCACCCGGGCAGCGATGGCCGGGTCGGTGCGCAGATGGTCGTAGAGGGCCGCTTCGATCATGTCAGCCTCGCGCGATGCGCTCGATCTTGCGCCGCAGCTGCTCTTTCAGCCGCTGTTCCATCTGGGGCCGGTAGCGGGCGAAGGTTTTGGCCAGCCAGGGCCGGGCCGCCATCTTGCTTGTGCCACGCTCCAGGAACTGCACGCCGTAGAATGCCTCGTCGCGCACGCCGATGACCACCGAGGCCCAGGTCTTGTTGTGCCCGCGGTGGATGCGGCTGCGGCGCACGATGTTCCTGCGCAGAAAGCCGGGCGCCACCAGCCGACCCTTGTAGGTGCGGTGGGCGCGCTTGCCCACGGGCGCCGCCATCTTGATGGCCTTGAATGCCGGAGTGCTGGCATTCATCACCGCTTGCCGGAGCGCTTTCTCTGCGGTGGCGCCGCCGATCTGCTCCAGCTTCTTTTCCAGCTCGGCCAGGCCTTCCAGCTCGATCATCGTTCGGTCTCCCTGCAGAGCAGTTCCAGCTCGCGGTTGCGCTCGCCCACATTGACCACGCCGACGATCTCCAGCACGCGGCCGGCGAAGATCAGCCTGTCCCGCGGCGAGAGATCGGCCAGGCTGGACTGCCAGCGCAGCTGCACCCGGTGGGTCACCTCGGCGTTCTCCGCCCTCCCCTGCACCGCCTCCTTGCCAGCCAGCGGCCAGATCGAGGCCCAGACGGTGGCCAGGTCTGCCCAGTTGTCCACGCGGCCGCCGGCATCACCCCGGGTGGGGGTGTTGCGCTGTACGGTGACGCGGTGACGGAGGCGGCCGGAGCGCATCACAGGTACCAGACGCGGTAGGGCGCCAGCAGCGAGTCCACGGCCAGCGGCAGCTCGGAGGTGATGGGCCCGGTGATCACCGCTTCGCGGTTCTCGTACCAGTGGCCGAGGAGGAGCAGGATTGCCTGCTTGATGGGCAAAGGCACGGCATCGGCGTTGCCATAGCCGGCCTGATAGTCGATCTCCACCGCGCCGGTGACGGCCTGGGTATCGGGCCAGTCGGCATCGGGCGCGACCGTGATCCGCGCCGGGGTGCTGGCAATGTCCACCAGGTAGCCGCTGGCGGCCAGCACCTGCTGCACGCCATCGGTGTCGAGGTAGCGGATCTCGTCCACCTGCACCAGGGGCGGCATGGGCAGACGAATCACGGTGTCGAACCGATCCAGCGTGAGCCGGAGGCCGCGCTGTACCAGGGCGCGGCCGGTGCGCTGTTCGACATGTGCGGCGGCGGCGTCGATGAGGTCGAGGATGAGCCCATCCTCGTCGCTGTGCTCCACGCGCAGATGGGCCTTGGCGGTGCCGAGATCCACGGGCGCGGCAGCCGCTGGAGTGAGGGTGGTGACGGGCATCAGTTGTACCTGCGTTCGACGATGCGCACGCGGAACGAACGCTCTGCGGTGCGGCCTGCGTTGGTGACGATGCGGTTGCGCACGGCGTAGTCGCCGCCGACAGTGCCGCCGGCGAGCCAGGCCTTCGCGCTGGTGGCATCATTCTCCGATGCGCTCAGCGTAATCCCGGCGGGGACTTCCCACGCGGAACTGGAGATCTGGTCGCTGCCGAGCCAGTCGGCCCAGTCCACCCCGTAGTCGAGCACTTCGTTGGCGGTCTTGAGATAGATGCGCTTGCTCATGCGATCAATGTCCTGTTCTGGACGGCCACGCGCCATGTGCGCGCCTCCTCTGCCACAATGAGTCGGCGCTCTTGCGGCGCGGCCTGGTAGGCCCCGGCAGTGAGCTGGCCGCTGGCCGACGCCTGGGCCAGGGCGGCGCCATCAAGACGAATCTCGGTAGCCAGCGTGCCGGCAGCCACTGCCAGCGCGAGCGCATCGCCGGATAGCGACAGCGCAACATCCAGCGTGCCCATGGCGTTGGTCACAGAAGCCGCCGCCCCGGAGAGCGGGATTTCCGTGGTGAGCCCGCCGGCGGCGTCGGTGGCGGACAGCGCCGCGCCCTGCAGCGGGATTTCGGTAGTCAGGCCGGCAGAGGCCTGCGCGCCCGCCTGGGCCGCGCCAGACAGGCCAGAACCCGGTGCCGTGAGCCCGGCACTGGCCAGCGCCTCGGACAGCGCCGCGCCCTGCAGCCGGATCTGCACCGTGAGATCAGCAGCGCCGGAGGCCACGGCCTGGGCGATGCCGGATAGCCCGGCGCCCGCGGACAGTTCGCCCGTGGCCCCGGCCTGGGCACCAGCGTCGCCGGACAGCGGGATGGCGGTGGTGAGCCCTGCAGCGGCAACGGCCTTGGCCAGGGCATCGCCGGTGAGCGCGATCTGTGCCGCCAGCGTGCCGTCTGCGTTGCTCGTGACGGTTGCGCTGCCCGATAACGGGATTGACGTGGCGAGCGTGCCGGATGCTGTGGCTGCAGAGAGCGCGACGCCGGCCAGCGGGATGCTGGTCGTGAGCGCGGCCGATGCGGTGGCGGCGGATTTGGCGTCGCCGGCCAGGGCAATTCCCCCAATCGCAAGTTGCTGCGTCCAGGTCCTGTTACCGTTACCCAGACGTTGGGCATTGAACGTTTTTGCGGTCATGTAACTACTACCGGACCAGCGAATGCGTGATGATTTGTCGTCTCCTGCCCATCAGTATCAGACAGGACAAGAAAACCGGTATCGCCACTGGACAACCCAGTTCGACCGGTTAAGTCCAAAGTGAAAACTCCATTTGAATCTACTACGCCGTCATTCCCTGTTACAACTGGCTTGCTGGTCAGGCTGGGTTTTGATTCATCGAACCACATATATTCAAGCCCTGACAAATTGGCCTGCCCATCCAGGGTTATCGATACTGTAATACTTTCTGCACTCCTTTGCGGAACTCCGGTTATGTCGTACACGTTTTGCGCTGCACCGTTGTGTGCTAGTACCTTGAGCGTAGCTCCATCAAAGTATAACCCCTCACCTTCTGTCATTGTAATTGGCAGTGGGTTGTACCAAATTGGCCGTTTCTTCCACCGGTCAAACACACCAAGTATCCCATCGGTGTAGTGCACATATACAAGGCCGTCTTTACATGCAGCCCCTTGACCATGCGCAAATGGCGATGGCGCAAGCTCTTCAAACCGCTTGAACCCCAATGTCGCCTTGTCATAAACGGCCAGCATCGTATGCCCGCAGTAGTCTATCCCAATAAGCTCATCAGTTATCGGATCAACAGCAACAGCGGCCACAAATGCTGAGTCAGGAATTTTGGTTGCGGCATCGAGAGAAAGATCGGACGTGTTGTATCTAGCAATCCACCTACTACCGGTATTATCACAACCAACCCACTTACCAACTCCAGCATACAGAAAACTACCGTCAACAGTAATGTCGCCGATATGATCTACAAGTCCCCACATATCACCAAATGGAGAGGTGTTACTTGTAACCAATGCCCAACCACTATCGTACTTGTGTAACGAGGTGGTTGCAGACGTATAGTTATAAGTCGAATCCTTTGCATACCCTTGGCTAGCATTTGGCGCAAGATCGGGAGACGCGGCTATCTGCGTCATAACTGACACATTGGTTGGAGTCCCACTAATAGACGCAAATCTACCGCTTATAAGATCAACTTCGCCTACCGGCTGCCCGCCTAATGGGCTGTAGAAAACAACTGCATCGTCAGCAAGCTCGCGAGGGAATGCTATAGTGTGATAACTCGCCGCTTCTACAGAGGTAAGTTTTCTATTCCATACGATTACTTCACCAACCTCTCCAGAATACTCTTGCCCACTTACCCACGACGCGGCAACCCTAATTCTTGTGTTACTGCCGCCTGTTGGATTGTTTGCGTAAGATTGCGTACCAAGTGATACGCCATCGACAAACAGCTCTATCGTTTTCGCGGCAGTATCCCTTACAACAACCAGAGAGTATTCCGTTCCTGTGGCAATACTATAAGCAAAGTCGACTAAATTATTAGACCCGGCACCGTTTTCCCAGAATACACGCCAGTAATAAGAGCCGCTGGTATTACGAATGCCTATCGAGTATATAATGTTGTCAGCTTCAGACTCGGTAGACTCTCCGCACATGAAAATCCAGTCCTCAGAATTAGAGGCTGGAAGCGCACTAGGCTTGACTCTGCACGCATACGAAACATCCCCGGTTATCTGGTAAGCAGCCATACTGCCCCATGTGAGGTATTCCGATACGTCAAACCATAACGCCATCAGGTATCCTCCTGATATGTCAGCGCACCGGGCGCGAACGAAGGCGCAGGGTCGCCGTTGTTGATGGTCTTGGGCGTATTGAGCGCAGCGTAGATGAGCAGGTTGCCGCCAGTGGCGGCATCAAAGATGCCCCAGTGGGTGACCTGGCCCCAGTCGGCCGTGGGCGCCGGGAAGGTGATGGCGTTGGTGTTGGCGGTGGTGGCGTTGCCGCCTACCGGGGCA